AGCACCGGCCGCGCTGATGTCCTGATCGTCCAGCGCATTGCGGACCTTCGCCATGATGGCAAGCAGCCCCGTCCGGTCCGGCCCACGGTATGTCACCTGCACGTCGAGGGTGAGCTTATCAAGGCGCTCGCGTTTGCCGCCGTATCGCTCGCCGTCCATGTCGCCGATCAGGATGACCGGGAGCGGCGTGTTCTCGTCGACGCTCTGGCGGACTAGCGCGACATCCGGCGTGATCGCCGCGCCGAGAGCGTCATAGACGGCGTCGCGCGTTGCTTGCCAAAGGTCGGGGATCTCGGGATCGACCGCCATGCGCTACCCCTGCATCTTGCTTTGGATGATGTCGGCGATCGCTTCGACGGCGCTGTTCGCGACGGCTTCGGTTTGTGGCGTATCGACGAACGGCCGTGGCGGCTCTGCCCGGACGGTCAGGTTGTAGGCCTTCACGATGTCGGCCGCGACTTTGCGACCCCGGACAGTCCGAAGCTTGCCGCCGACCCGACGCCGGCGCTCGACCAGGACAACCTGAGCTTTTCGGCCCAATTCGACGATACGGCCGTAGAACAGATTGCTTCTGCCACCGGCCGCTGCGGCTCCGATCAGGCCGGCCCTGACCTTTAGGCCATCGTTCAGCGTCTGGATGGTCAAGCCACGCCACAGATCGCCGGTCCTGACCGCAACGTCGTTCTTCTCAAGCGCGAGAATTGCGCCCGCCGCCTTCGGCAGCTCCTCCTTGATCGCATCCTCGGCGTCAGCCGGAAGCGTATCGAACAGCTTTATAAGCTCCGACATGCCGGGCCAATTCGACTGAGGCATCAGGTCGTCCTCTGCGCGCCGTTGGTCGAGGCAAAAATGACAAGCTGCTCGCGGTCACCATTCGGATCGTAGGGCGGTGCCTCGATATTGAGATCGATGCCGCCTGCCCCGTTCAAGCGGATTTGGTCATCGGGAAGCACCCCGTCCCGCCAACGGATCCGGAAGCGGTAGACGGATATCCCCTCGAGCACCTTGGCGATGAGCGCTTCGCGACCGCTCTGCCCGATCACCTCGGCGTAGGGCGCCGCGATCGGCGCCCATCCGGTGACGATCGGCTCGCCGCGCGTCACGACGACCGTAGCGCGCATGATCTCGATCTTCGTATTGAGGTCGCCGCCTTTCAGCCGCGGGAGGATCGTCGTCACTCAGTCGTCCACTTCGTGACTTTCTCGAGCATCCAGGTGACCGAGTTGGGAAGCTCAATCGGGGTGCCCCGCACGTCTACGGCGACGCTCTCGCGGTTGCGGTACCAGTGCCCGATCAACAACATCATTGCCTGCGCGACGATCGCGGTGTCGTCGGCAGAGAGCGGCGACACGACATAGGTGATGATCACCGCGCCGGGCTGCTCGGCTGTCGCGGGCCATCTGCCGATCGGCGCCACCATTGCGGGCTGCTCGACCAACTCGGTGATATAGGCATCGGACCCGAGCAGCTGCGCGTCGCCGTTCGGATCGATATAGGAAATGCTGGTGATCGACGTGACCGCACCGCCGGCGAGCGCGATGTCGCGGGCGCGCGGATTGCGCGCCTCGGCCGACAGGATTGGCAGGAAGTGCTGTTCGACACCCGGAAACTTATCGAGGACGAGGACGTCGATCGCGCCCACGACCGACTGGTCGATCTCCAGCTCGCACGCCCGGCGCGCGGCGGTGATCTGGCCTGTGAGGTAGGAGTCCTCGTCCGTCGCGCTCTGGTCGAGACGCAGGTGCGTCTTCAGATCCTGGAGCGCGACGGGCTCGGTCATGAGATCAGGCCTCGACCTCGGGCTGCGGCTCGTTAGCTTCCGCGTACGCGACGGCCTCGGGGGTGTCGTCCGCCCAGCCGGTCAGGTCGGTGCCCTCGGCGACGTGGATGACGTGGTTAGGGAGCGCATCGCCCGTGGCGACGAGCACGCGGACCTTCTTCATCACAGGCGCCTTCTTGCCTGCGGCGGTGGGATCGGTTGCCATTCTGAATTTCCTTCAGCGGGGAGAAAGGAGCCGGGCGACCTTCGGTCAGCCCGGCTCAGGTATCCGTCGACGCAAGGGGTGCAGCGCCGCCGGAAAGCGGCTTAGGTGGCGCTGTTCTGGAAGTAGGAGACCGGCGCGCCGCCGGTGATCAGATTGCCGTCCGCGCGGGCCCAGGCAAGGAAGCCGATCTGGCCCTTGGAGACGAACGCGCTGTCGTCGAAGCGGAACAGCGTCACCTCCAGGATGTCGCGGATCATATACTGGCCGAGGTCGCCGAAGATGATCGACTTCGCGTTGGCCGCCATCACCGGCATGTGCTGGTTGACGGTGTACTTGTAGCCGTTGAACGTGTCCGGCTCCTTGCCCGCGATGCTGCCCTGCAGGCCACCCGGAAGCCACAGCGGCCGCCCCTCGGCGTCCTTCAGCTTCTTGATCGCCTTCAGCGTCGTATCGTGGAACATGAAGCCGCAACCGGGCATCGCGCGGTAGGCGGGGTCCACCGAGTGGACCAGGTCCATGAAGTCGTCATAGATCACGGTCACGGTCTCGCCGGCCGCGCCGACCTTGCCAGCCACCGCGGCGGTCACGATGCCGCGCGGCTCGGTGACGCCGGCGCCGACAGTGAACTTGCGGTTCTGGATGCGCGCGATGCGGGTCGCGGCCGCCTTCCGGATATACGCCTCGACGTCCATGCCGGGACCCTGATCCATCAGGAGCTCCATCGGGACCGTGAAGATCTTCGAGGAGAACTTAAAGGCCCCGATCGCAATGGTGCCGAAGGTGACGTCCTGCGAGGAGGCGGTCGTCGACTCCGCGACGATCTCGCCTTCCTGCGCCGTCTCGTCGACCGTCGGGAAAGGCAGCGGAGCGCCGCTCGCGGTCTGAATGACGTTGGAAACGTCGCGCATGCCGCCGAATGCCTTGAGGGCCTCGAGCAGTTCGCCGCCGAAGCCCGTCGGAACGAGATAGCCGCCCTGGGTACCGTTGGACTGCTGGCCCGACTGCGCCGCCTGCGGGCGGCCGGTACGAAGGACGTTCGCCTCCTCGTGCGTCATACCGCGCTCGCCGTTCATCAGGAACGACTTGAACGCGGCCCGATACTTGACCGCGTGCGCGCGCTGATCGGCGGTCAGGCCGGCCTCGTGACGGGCGGTGTTGTCGATGCGGGTCTCGTCGGCTGCGGTCTCGCCGTCGATCTTCGCCTGCCGCTCGAGCGCGGAGATCTGGGAATCGATCAGGTCGATATCGGCATAGATCGCGTCGACCTGCGCCGAGATTTCCTTGGTGAACTTGGTGGTCGCCGGATCGAGCAGGTTGCGGGCCTCGAGCGCCTTGGCGGTGCGCTGATCCCGGAGCGTCTTGATGGTCATGGGTTGCTCCAATAAAAAACCCCGCCGAAGGGCGGGGCGGGGTGAGGCGTCCGGGAAGGAGCGCCGGTACGGCGGTCGCTTACGCGGCCGTGCGTTCGAAGAGGCCCAGGCGGCTGGCCATCAGCTGGCGATGCAGCTCCAGGTCAGGCTCTTCCGGGGCCGGCGGTTCGGTGAGCGCTGCGGGCGCGCGGTCGTAGACGGCGAGATTGAACACGCTCGCCTGCGCAGTCAGCTTGCTGGTCGTCGGCATGATGCTGTTGGCAAAACCGGCGTCGACGGCCTCCTGGGCGGAGAACCACGTCTCGGCCGCCATCCAGGCCTGGACCTCGGCCGCGGGTTTGCCGCTGCGGTTCACGTAGTCGGCGACGATCGTCGCATCGATCTTGTCGAGCAGGTCCGCGGAGGTCCGGAAGTCCGACGCATTACCGATCGCGATCGACCACGCGTTATGGATCATGAAGAAGCCGCCCTCGGCGATCTCGACGGTGTCGGCCGCCAGCGCGAGCACCGAGGCGGCCGAGGCGGCCAGGCCGTCGATTTTGGCGGTGACGGTCGCGGGATGCTGCGCGATCGCGGTCATCATCGCCCGCGCCTCGAACACGTCGCCGCCCGGGCAGTTGATGTGGAGGTCGAGGTTCGGCGAAGTC